TCAGCAGGCTGGAGGGTTGGCCCATCATCGCCAAGGCTTGCAGAACCAGGGGAGACCAGCGTTGCACGCCACCGCCGAACGCGCTGGCCAGCATCCGGCCAAGGCTCGCGCTGTAGTCAACGATGCCCTGCAATGCATTGTTGGACAGGAAGTCCTGATATGACTGCAAGCTCGCATCCAGGCCCCCGGCTTGAACGGTGGTGGTTTGTCGCCAGTTGACCGGTCCGCCCTGCGCGAAGGCGGGCAACTGCCCGGACCGCGCCATCTGCCGCATCCGGATCACGGCACCGTGACCGCCAGCGCCCTTGACCTCGGCGGCCGACCACATGTGCTCGTTGTTGGAGGCGCGGATCAGGATGTTGTCGGAGGTCTCACCGCCCGGTCCCCAGATCGGGCCTCCCGCGGCGCGACCGTGTGAGGCCCGGAAGGTGACGAGGACGTCCTCGTTGTGGATTTCGACCAGCGAGGCGTTGACCATGCGAGTGAAGTGATCGACCCCAGCTTGGGCCGCTCCGGTGTTGACCTCGAAGTTCGTCATGATCCTGGTCGGCACCTGGTAGTACCGGTCAATCAGCTTCTGGGCTTCGTCGCGATTTAAACCCAGTTGCCTAGCCAGGGCGACCAGCTGTTCGCGGTGGTTCTCACCCTTCAGGCGCACCTCGTCATAACCCGCACCCTCTTCTCGCATGGCTACGAGATGGTCCGTTGCGGCTTGGGATGCGTCGATGAGGGCTTGCCGGTTGGCGCGTCCCTTCTCGGTGTTGATGTCGATCGTTTGACCGTTGTCCTTGATGCCATCGGTGACGTGCTGTAGGGCATCCAGGTAGTTCATGGCCGCCTCGTCGGCTGCGATATGCCCACCGGTGAGCTTGTTCAGGGCGGTTTTCAGTTCATCAGCGCTGGTGGCGGCCATCGACATCTTCTGGTCGACCGCCGCCTCCGCATCAGCCTGCTTGCGGGCCTTGTCGGCGGCACTACCGTGAGCGTCCTCGACACCAGCCATGGCCTCGTCTTCACGCTTGGCCGCGTCGACGGCCTCGTTAAGGGATGCGTTGGTGCCGTTGAGGATGTTCAACAACCGACCGGCGGCGTCAGCGGCTGAGTCGGTCTGGTGTGCCATGCCGTCGGCGCCGACCACATACCGGGATTGGGTGTCGACGATCCGTTCAAGGCGACTGCGTACTGTGCCAAGGGCGTCGCCTTGACCTAGGACCGCGGCGGTCAGGTCTTTGGTGGAGATGCCGAGCTTGTCGGCTGATTTGAGAGCGCCGTCCTCTTCCAGCTTGTGCACCACCAGTGCGCGGGTGTTCGCGCCCACCGCGTTGGAGTCGTTCTGGAGTGCTCGGGTGAACTCACGCACTTCCTGCGCGGCTTGTGCCTTGCGGTCGATGAAGAATCCCAAGCCGATCACAGCGGCCCCAAGGGCGAGCCCGTAGGGACCGGCTAGGAAGGACGCAGTACTGGTAAGACTCTTGCCGAACGCTTTGCCCTTCGGGCCCAGATCGTCGAGGGTTTTGGTGAACTCGGCGACCTTGGGGGCGGCGAGGAAGAACGCCCCACCGGCAAGAGAAGCCGCGCCGCCGATGGCACCGAGCACTCCGAGGGCTCTGGTGACCGGTTCCGGGAGGTCCCGCAGCACATCCAGCCATGCACCCGTACGTTCGCCAGCTGCCCCGATGGCGGGGAGGAAGGTTTCGCCAACGGTGATCGCGAAGTCGTTGACCTGGTTACGGGCCATCGCCAACCGCGCAGCGGTGGTCTCGTACCGCTTCTGGGCCTCTTCGATGAGCGCGGTGTTGTCCTGCCATGCCCGGTTTCCCAAACCGAGCGACTCCCGCAGAAGATCACCGGCGCCGGCGGTGCGCAGCATGGCGTCCCGGACCCGGATCTCCGAGAGCCCGAGGTTGTCGAGAATGCCGAAGGTGTCCCCGCCGGACTTCTGGATGCGTCCCAGGCCTTCAACGAAGGCGACCACCGCGCCGGCAGCGTCGGTGCTGAACTGCCGAGCGAAGTCCCTGGCGGTCATGCCCGCGACGGCCGCGAACTGGTCCAGGTCGTCCCCGCCCGCGTTGACCGCAGTGGCGATCTTGATGAACGCGGTGGAGATGGACGACCCACCGGCTTCGGCCTCGATGCCCACCGAGGACAGTGCTGACGCGAACGCGAGGACGTCGGCTTCGGACAGGCCAATCTGGTGACCGGCGCCTGCGATGCGCTGCGCCATCTGCACGATCTCAGCTTCGGTGGACGCCCCATTGTTACCGAGGTCGACAAGGGTGGCACCCAGCCGATCAATGTCCTTCTGGCTGGTGCCCATGACGTTCGCGATCCTGGCCAGAGCGTTCGCGGCCTGGTCCGCGGTAAGGTCCGTCGTCTGACCGAGGTCGATCATCGTCTTGGTGAAGGAGACGATGTTCTCTCGTTTGATGCCCAGTGCTCCTGCGGCCTCGGCAACAGCCGCGATCTCCTGATGCGTGGCTGGTAGCTCACGGGCCAGGCTGCGCAGTTCGGCCTGCAACGCTGCCATCTGTGGCTTGCTGCCGTCGACGGTCTTGGTGACACCAGCCCAGGCTGATTCCCAGCCCACCGCAGCCTTGGCTGCCAAGCCGAACCCAGCGACGGTGGCCGCACCGAAGACCGTCAACGTGGTGCCGACACGGGTCATGGCCTGGTGGCGACGCTCGGCGGCACGCTCGATTTCTCGCGTGGCCTTCTCTGCCTCGCGAGCCGTTTGCGCTTCGGCCCGTGCGATCTTCGCTTGTTCACGTTCAGCTGCCGCGGCGCGGCGCTCCTCAATGCGCTCCAGCTTTTCCAGCTCGCGCTCGATGACTCCGGCGCTGCTCTTGGCGGACTTGACCTCGCGCTCCATGACGGAGCCGATGTTGGTGCTGAAGTCCAGGACAAGGTCACGGGTGGGCACTTGTCACCCTCCCGGTTGCTCCAGCTGGGTACAACTCAAAGGAAGTTGTACCCAGGGTGTACACGAATGGCCCCGCGCAGCGACTACCTGGACGTGGCGATACTTGAGAACGTGTCAACAACCGTGCGGACCTCGCGGAGGCGCCTGCGCTGGGTGCTGCCGTTCGTCGTCGCTGGTGCAGTGTTCATCGTCGGCGTGCTGGTGATCCAACAGTCATCCCTCGAGGCTGTCCCCGAGGCTGCCCCTGAGACCCCGTTGAGCGTGCGCGGCACGCTTGCCCTGCACGGCTGGATGTCCTTCTACCAGCAGGACAGCAACTGCATCGGGAACAACGGCTACGAGGACATCCGGTACGGCACGCCAGTCACGGTGTACGACGGAACGCAGATCGTGGCCGTTGGTTCGCTCGGCCTCGGCCAGATAGCCGGTACCCAACTGGCTCCATCGTGCGACTTCGCGTTCTCGGTGAACGTGCCCCGCGGGGCCGACTTCTACTCGGTGGAGATCAGCCACCGAGGCCGGCTGAACTACCCCGCCGAGCAGCTCAACGAGGCCGTTCAGATCAGCCTCGGCCGCTAGGTCTTGCGCCTCAACACGACCGTCTGACCGCGCCTGTCCCTGATGGATGCCTCGACCCGCTGACGTTCCTCACAGCCTCGGCAGTGGACGACCTCGGCGACGTAGCCCTGCTTAGGACCACCGACGGCGTTAGTCCACTCGCTACGGCGCGTGCCGCAACCGGGGCAGGTTTCCCGCTGCCGCAACCGGTAGGCCATCGCCTTGTCCCGGTCGTACTGCGTCCACACCCTGGGCCCGCCCAAAAAGTGGCTGTGCGGGACCTGGTACCGCTCGCAGACCTCGAGCTCAAGTTCCAGTTGCGAATCGAGATCTAGCCTTTTGGGAGACTCCGCAGGTCGGCCGCGCGGCCGTTGACTCCCCACGCCACCCAGAACAGCTCGTTGCGTTCACCGAGACTGACCGGGCCTTTCGTGCACCACTGCGCCCAGTCCTGCTCGGTCATGTCGCCTTCAACACAGGCCGCGAAGAGCGCCGGCCGGAACGTGTCCTGGTTGTAGACGGCGTCCTTCTGCTCCCCGGTCGGCGGGTGCGCCGCGATCAGCGCCTCCAAGTCCGCGGGTGGCAGGGCCGTGACGGTGAGCACCTCGTAGCACTCATCCACTGCGGCCCTCGCTGCCTCCACCCGAGCCTTGGCCGCTTCGGCATCCTCCCCCCGGCGTTCGGTGAGGGTGAGAGCCATCTCCGCCTCAGTGAGCTCACTCTCGGCCTCGGATGCGTCCGTGACCCGCAACCGGTACGTGGCATGCGGCAGCGGCCGAGACTGTAGGCGTTCCCGCAGGCTCATATCTCTCCCCTATCGCCAACCGTGCCGGCGAGCAACAGCAGTGATGGCATCGGCCACCTTCTCGGCAACCTGGTCGTAGCCAGCCCTGGCGGCCGGCGCGAGGAACGGCCTAGCCTGCTGGTTCACCCACGTCCACCGTCCGCGGGGCTCCTTGGCGTCCGCGTACACGGGGTGCCGGAAGTTGCCCGGCTTGCCCTCGTGCTCGATGGGCCGCGCGTGCGGTGCCGTCTTGCCGCTCACACGGATGGACACCGCAATGCCCCGTGAGTTCTGCCGAGTCCGCACACGGATAGCGCCAGGAATCCTGCCCGACCAGGACGCTCTAGCCCTGGCGTCCGAAGCGATCGGCTCCACCGCTTCCCGCAACGCCCGCCTGGATTCCCGATCCAAGGACACCGGCAGGGCCGCCAGGTCGTGCACCAACTCCGCGGCGCCACGTACGGGCATGTCACTAGGCCGTCGGATACGTCATTCCGGACTGGCTCGCGTTCGTGAAGGTGGCCTCAATCATGGATGCCTCCCCCATTGACCCGGACAGCATGTTGTAGCTCATCAACAGCGCGCTCAGCACCGCCGCCGGGTTGGTCGCCGACCGCGCCCCGCTTGTTGGCCGCACCTCGACGGTGATCGGGGTGGTGGAACTGATCAGCGGTTGCAACGTGGCGTGGGTCTTGCCGGACGCGAAGTCCTGGAACATCCGCACCGTGATCTTGGCGTCGCCTAGGCCCTTCGTGATGGCCTTGGAAGTGGCGCCGAACGCGGTGATGTCGACCTCGGCACGATTGTCCTCGACCGTCACCTGGTTCGCGTGGTCGGACAAGGTGACGCCGTTGATCTGCACAAACGCGTCCACCAGAGCAAATATGGCCACGCCATTCTACCTCTCGTGATGATGATGCTAGGATTGCGCGATGAGGATCTGCGAAATCTGTAGTGCCGAGTTCCAGCCGCGGCAGAAGAACCGCTCCAACCGCTTTTGTTCGTTCTCCTGCTACAACGCGTCAGGGCGACCGATACGGAGGGCGGCCACCGTCGGCCCGCGAATGGTGCGGCGTCCCGATCACCCACTGGCGCCACCGTCCGGAACGGTCTCCGTATGCCGGATCGTCCTGTTCGAGAACATCGGACCTGGCACTCACCCGTGCCATTGGTGTGACGCGCCAGTTACCTGGCTGCCAGGGGCTGGAGTCGGGGAGGGAGCGCTGGTTGCCGACCATCTCGACTGGGATCAACAAAACAACGACCCGGCGAACCTGGTTCCGAGCTGCAACATCTGCAACGCCCACCGGACCCGTGAGGGCGATCGACGCCGGATCGACCCTGACGAACTGTTCGTCGTTCGCCCCAACGGGAGCAGGCACCGCGCGGTGGCACGTGACTGCGAATGGTGTGGCGTCCGCTTCGCGGCAATGCTGGCGCAGATTCGTCAGAGCAAAGGAAGATTCTGCTCAATGTCCTGTGCCAGGAAGGCCAATCGGGCGACGAGGCGCGCCGACTCAGCCTGACGCCTCCGCGTCCGTGGGCTGGTCAGGGGACTCGTCGGCGGCCTTCTTCGACCGCTTGGTGGGCTTCGGTTCGGGTTCGACACGTTCGATGTGGCCGCCGGAGATCAGCGCTGCCTCGATCTCCATCGGGAAGGCGGCCTCGAACTCTTCGCCCTGCGGGTGCTGGTAGTTGTCCGACAGCGCCCGATACGTTCTCGGCACGATCTGCACCAGTCCACCCCGCACCGCGTCCTGTTCTGCGGCAGGTGAGGGGAACTCGTGCTCGAACTCGTCCTTGGCGAAGTCGCCGATGAACGGCTCTGCCAGCGGGCTGACCGCGCGGTACCTGCCCATCACGGCACCGGGAAGAGTTTGTAGGTGACGGTCGTAGTGAACGAGTGCGTCACGGTCACCAGGCCCGTGGACGGGTTGACCTGCTCCGGCCGGACGTAGAAGACCTTCGACGCGCCGGCCGCGACCGAGCCGGCGATGGTGCCGCCGGTGAGCGGATTGCCGGCCGGGGTGGAGCCCGCGTCGGAAATGGTGATGTTGTCCGTCGAGCCGCCAGCGTTGATGATGTCAAGGAAGCAGCCGCGGGACCCCATGATGGACTGGGCGATCGTGTCCGACGAAGCAACAGCGGCACCCGTTGACGCGGTGCCGCTGTTGGACGGAGCAATCGCGGACAGTGCAGCCATACGCTGGCCTTTCCAGGTTGGAACGGGAGGTGGACATGTGGAATGACGACTTCACGGCGAAACTGCGAGTCGGGTTCGACCTACTGGACGAACCACTGCCACAGCCGGGCGATTACGTCGAGTTGCCCGGCACTGCGGGCCTGCTGCTGGTCGTCAACGTCAACTACGAGGACCGGTTGGTGACGTTCGTAAGCGCAGGGCCTAGATCGGGCGGGTGAGCTATCCCTTATCTGTCATGCCGGCAAACACCTGGCTTCGACTGTGCACGTCCCCACGACCTCGAGCCCGGCTTGTTCGGATGGCACGTACAGGACCCGGAGCGACGGCACCGACGCCGTCACGCTCGCGCCGATGCTGAGCGTGGGGTTGGTCTCCACGGCGTTGATCAGCACGTCGAGCAGGGCGTAGATGCGTGTCCTGGCTGCAGCCGTGTCCCCGTCGCCGCGCAGCGCGTAAGCAGCGCAGGTGACGGTCACGGTTTCGCCGCGCTGCGCGGGCCCGAAAGCGTTCGCGGCGCGTTCGGAGAAGATCGCCTCAGCGCTGCCCTCGGGGTCGGCGTCGTAGCCGATGTGGATGGCGTCCCGCGTGTCCCCCGACGGGGCGGGCCCATCCCACACGACCACATCCGAGGGGACGGCCGCTCCCACTAAGGCCACTAGAGCGTTGACGACTGCGGGGGCGCGGGACCCCACTCAGGCCACCACGGGTGCGCGCGGGCCGAGGAGTTCCTTCGCCCGGTTCGGGATCGCGTACCCCATGCCAACCAGGGAGCGGTCGAAGCGGTCGGCGTCCTGGCCGCCGAAGCGGCGGGTGCCCATGGTGCCGCGCTGGGTCTCCCACAGGTGCTGGATGATGATCGCCGCTGCCCTCGTGTAGTTGGCGGGGATCACCGCCATGCCAGGGGTGTAGCCGAACAGCACATCGCCGTACAGGTAGGGGCCGGACTTCCAGATCAGCTGCCCCCAGTCGCCGTTCAGGTACCAGTTGCTCGGCGTCCACGTGGTGAGCCCGTCCAGGGACGCGATGCTGGTGACCGAGATGACCGGCCGCTGGCGCAGGAACAGGCTGGTCTTGCCGTAGGGCA